TGAAGCTAAGAATAGTATATTCAATCTAGTAAGGATATATGAACAAATAGATTACAATGAAGGAATAGGTAATTCAGCAGTACTATCAGTTGGGAATTTCCAGTGGGTTAATGGAATCAAAGATACACAAGCTATATTTTATCCAGATCCAAAAGGTAGATTTAAAGTGAGTTGGTTTCCACCAAGTCACATGCAGAATAAAATCATTCAGAGGAATGGAATTAATTACCCTGCAAACGAGCATATGGGAGCTTTTGGTTGTGATAGTTATGATATATCAGGAACCGTTGATGGTAAGGGATCTAATGGAGCTTTACACGGATTAACAAAGTTTTCAATGGAAGATTGTCCTCCTAATCATATGTTTTTGGAATACGTAGCAAGACCCCAAACGGCTGAGATCTTCTTTGAAGATGTTCTAATGGCTTTAGTATTTTACGGAATGCCATTACTTTGTGAAAATAACAAACCTAGATTATTATACCACTTAAGAAGAAGGGGTTATAGAGGTTACTCAATGAATAGACCAGACAAACTGTGGAACAAATTATCTGTAACAGAAAAGGAAATAGGTGGAATACCTAATTCAAGTGAAGACATTAAACAAGCTCACGCAGCGGCTATTGAAATGTATATTCAAAGCCATGTAGGACATTTAGGAGACGGAGTTTATGGTAATATATATTTCAACGAGACATTAAATGATTGGAGTAGATTCGATATAAACAAAAGAACTAAGTTTGATGCAACAATAAGTTCTGGATTAGCTATAATGGCATGTAATAGGCACTTGTACAATCCAAACGCTAAGGTTGAAAAACCAAAGTTAAATATAAACATTGCGAAGTATACAAATACTGGAAGCACATCTAAATTAATAAAATAAATATGGCAGAGTCTGTACATAATAATTTTCCTAGTCAAGTTGTAAGTGACGCTGAAAAGCTTAGTTATGATTATGGTTTAAAGATAGCTAAAGCTATAGAAAGCGAATGGTTTAATACTGAAAATAACCAACAGAGATATATTAACAATAAGAATAATTTTCATGAATTAAGATTATATGCTAGAGGAGAACAATCAGTTCAAAAATATAAAGACGAGTTATCTATTAATGGTGATTTGTCTTATCTTAATTTAGATTGGAACCCAGTTCCAATTATACCTAAATTTGTAGATATAGTTGTTAATGGAATCTCAGAAAGAACATATGATATAAAAGCTTACGCGCAAGATCCATATAGCGTAGCAGAAAGATCAATGTACATGGAGTCTGTTATGAGGGACATGGAAACCACGGAGTTTAATGACTTTGTAGCGGAATCGTTTGGGTTAGATATATACGAAAACAAGAAGGGAGATTTACCTGACTCTAAAGAAGAATTAGCTATTCATATGCAATTAACGTATAAGCAAGCTGTAGAGATAGCGGAAGAACAAGCGTTAAATGTAGTTTTAGAGAAAAACAGATATGAACTCACTCGTAAAAGATTTTGTTACGACCTTACAGTTTTGGGAATAGGAGCGGTTAAAACCAACTTCAACACATCAGATAGTATAACTGTAGATTACGTTGATCCAGCAAACTTAGTTTATTCCCACACTGACTCACCATACTTTGATGATATTTACTATGTTGGAGAGATAAAGGAGATACCAATAAATGAATTAGCTAAACAATTTCCACATCTCACACACGAAGATTTAGAAGAGATAGTAAAATCTCCAAATCAAAATCGCAATAATAAAAGAAATCCCGATAAAAATAAAGTTCAAATCTTATATTTTGATTATAAGACTTATATGAACGAAGTTTACAAGGTTAAAGAAGTTTCTACTGGAGCGAATAAAGCCATAGAAAAAGATGATACTTTTAATCCTCCAGAAGAAAAAGAAGGAACTTATACTAGAATGTCTAGACAAATAGAGTGTTTATATGAAGGGGCTAAAATAATAGGAACTAATAAACTACTTAAGTGGGAGATGTCTAAGAACATGATGCGTTCTAAGAGTGATCATTCTAAGGTTAGAATGAATTATTCTATAGTGGCACCTAGGATGTACGAAGGAAGAATAGAATCTTTAGTAAAACGTATTACAGGTTTTGCAGACATGATACAATTAACACATCTTAAAATACAGCAAATAATGTCGCGTATGGTTCCTGATGGTGTTTATTTAGATGCTGATGGACTTGCTGAAATAGATCTAGGTAATGGAACTAATTACAATCCACAAGAAGCATTAAATATGTTCTTCCAAACTGGTAGTGTTATTGGTAGATCTTTCACCCAAGATGGTGATATGAATCCAGGTAAAGTACCTATACAAGAAATAACAAGTGGAGTTGGTGGTCAAAAAATACAAGCGCTTATAGGTAATTATAACTATTATCTACAAATGATTAGAGATGTAACAGGGTTAAATGAGGCTAGAGACGGTAGTATGCCAGATAAGAATGCTTTGGTTGGAGTTCAGAAATTAGCTGCGGCTAATTCTAACACAGCGACTAGACATATTTTACAATCTGGATTATTTTTAACAGCTTCTGTAGCAGAATGTCTTTCTCTTAGGATTTCAGATGTTTTAGAATATTCTCCAACAAGAGATTCGTTCGCACAATCTATTGGCGCACATAATGTTGGTACACTTACTGATTTAGCAGAGTTACATATTCATGATTTTGGTATATTCATAGAATTGTCACCCGACGAAGAAGAAAAAGCTTTACTTGAAAACAATATTCAAGTCGCTTTAGCACAGCAAAGTATAGAAATAGAAGATGCTATAGATGTTAGAGAAATTAAAAATATCAAACTAGCCAATCAAGTGTTAAAGATACGAAGACAAAAGAAACAAGTAAAAGACCAACAAATAGCAGAAAGAAATATACAAGCACAGGCAGAGGCTAACATGCAAACGCAGCAAGCGTCTGCTCAATTAGAAGTTCAAAAAGAACAGGCTAAATCTCAATCTCAAGCTATGTTAGAACAAATGAAGGGAAGTATGGATGCGCAAAAAATGCTTCAAGAATCTGAGATTAAAAAGCAAATAATGGAGTTACAATTTCAGTACGATATGCAATTGAAGCAACTGGAAATGCAGATAACCCAAACTAAAGAAGCAACAAAGGAAGATAGAAAAGATAAAAGAACAAAAATACAAGCTTCTCAACAATCGCAAATGATTGATCAAAGAAACAACGATAGACCACCAAAAGATTTTGAAAAAGAAGGTCAAGGAGGATTAAATGTAGATCAGTTTAATCCTATGATGTAGAAACAAATTATTAATTATTATTATATTATATTATGGCAAAAAAGAAAAAAGAAGAAGTGACCGAAAAGGTTGCTAAAGAAAAAGTAGACAACGTAACTAAAGTTAATTTAAAGAAAACTGAAGAAGATAATGTTGTTAAAGTGGATTTAAACAATCCTCCAAAACCAAAAGAAGATGAAAAAACTACAGAGAACGCTACTAACGACAGCGGAGTGGTTGAACTCGTTGAAGACACCGCTACCCCACAAGAACAAAAAGAAGTACAGTCGGAAGTTGAAACACAAGAAACTCCAGTCGTAGAAGAGATAACAGAAGAAGTTGAAGAACTAGTTACACAAGCAGAAGAAGCTATAACTGAGTCTATAGAAACAGGTAAGGAGCTTCCTGAAAATATTCAGAAGTTAATGGATTTTATGGAAGAAACTGGTGGAGATTTAAATGATTATGTTAAATTAAATCAAGATTATTCTAATTTAGAAAATACGGATTTACTTAGAGAGTACTACAACCAAACTAAACCTCATTTAAATGCTGAGGAAGTTGACTTCTTAATGGAAGATCAATTTGCTTATGACGAAGAGATGGATGGGGAGATAGATATAAAAAGAAAAAAATTAGCTTTGAAGGAGCAGGTTGCTCAAGCAAGGCAACACTTGGACAGTGCAAAGACCAAATATTACGAAGATATTAAAAGTGGATCGAAGCTCACTGATGAGCAACAGAAAGCTGTTAACTTCTTCAACAGATACAACACGGAATCAAAAGAAGTAGAAAAAGCAACAAAGCATTCTCAATCGGTTTTTACACAAAAAACAAACGAGGTTTTTAATGATAAGTTCAAAGGTTTTGAATACAACATTGGAGACAAAAGATTTAGGTTTAATGTAAGCGATGCAGATAGCGTAAAGCAAACCCAAAGTGATATAACGAATTTTACCAAAAAGTTTTTGGATCAAAACTCAACACTCAAAGACGCTAAAGGTTATCACAAATCAATGTTTACAGCTATGAATCCAGACGCGGTTGCAAGTCACTTTTACGAACAAGGTAAGGCAGATGCTTTAAAAGACAGTATTGCCAAGTCTAAAAATATCGACATGAATCCAAGACAATCTCACGGGGTAGTCGAAGCTGGAGGAATGAAGGTTAAAGTTCTAGGTGATAATTCTAGAGATTTCAAATTTAAAATTAACAAAAAATAACAATTTAAAAATTAAAAATTATGGCAATTACTGCAGGAAGTGTTTTAAATAGTACACCGGCCGCTGCTCAAGTAGCTACGGCTTCAAACTATTTAGATCTTGCAACTACCGCTAATCAAGGATGGGCACAACAATACGTGCCTGACTTGATGGAAAAAGAAGCTGAGGTATTTGGTCCTAGGACTATTTCAGGTTTTTTATCTCAGGTAGGAGCAGAGGAGTCCATGACGGCTGATCAAGTCGTGTGGTCTGAACAAGGTAGATTACATCTATCTTATAAAGGGAATGTATTATCAGGATCAGCAGCAGGTGGTACTATAGTATCGGGTGGTATATTAGAAATCACTCACGATATCGATGGTAACGCTGTTACTGCTGGTGACGATGGTATTAGAGTTAATGATACTGTTATTGTTGCTAGTGCTGGTGGTGTAGTTAAAGCGTTGGTAACTGAAGTTGATGCCGTAGCTGGGCAAATTGAAGTAGCGCCTTATGGTGTTGCTTCTTTAAACGCTGCTAGTATTACTGAAACTTCATCACAATCAGTAACTGTATTAGTTTATGGTTCTGAATATCAAAAAGGAAGAAGTTACAATACTTCTGCTGATGTTGGTAATGACGGTACGTCTACTGAAAGAAGAGGATCTAACGAACCAACTTTCAAATCATTCATGAATAAACCAATTATAATGAAAGATTACTACGAAGTATCAGGTTCTGATGCTTCTAGAATTGGTTGGGTTGAAATAAGTTCTGAAACTGGTGCTTCTGGATATCTTTGGTATTTAAAAGCTGAATCTGATACTAGAGCTCGTTTCTCTGATTATTTAGAAATGGCTATGTTAGAAGCTAAAATGGGATCAGGAAATAACGCTGGTGCTACTGGTCATCCAGTTATTGACGCGGATGATTTAACTGATTCTGCTTTTGATTTAACTGCTGATACAGCTACTGGTACGCAAGGATTATTTGACGCTATCGCTACTAGAGGTAATGCAACTTCTGGTGTTACTGGTGTTAACGCTGCTACTGATTTATCTGAATTTGATGCTATCTTAGCTGAGTTTGACTCCCAAGGAGCTATTGAAGAGAATATGATGTTTGTTAATAGAGCTACGTCTCTAGCAATAGATGACATGTTAGCTTCTATGAATTCTTACGGAGCTGGTGGTACTTCTTATGGGGTATTCAACAACTCAGAAGACATGGCGTTGAACTTAGGTTTCTCTGGTTTCAGACGTGGATCTTACGATTTCTACAAATCTGACTTTAGATACTTAAATGATCAAGCTACAAGAGGTGGTATTAACGCTGCTCACACTGCGGGTGCGATTAGAGGGGTTATGGTACCAGCTGGTACTTCTTCTGTTTATGACCAACAAGTGGGGTCTAATATAAGACGTCCTTTCTTACACGTTAGATATAGAGCTTCTCAGACTGACGATAGAAGAATGAAATCTTGGGTTACTGGTTCTGTTGGAGCTGCTACATCTGCTTTAGATGCGATGCAAATCCACATGCTAACTGAGAGATGTTTAATTACACAAGGTGCTAACAACTTTATGTTGATGAACTAAGCATTATTATATTAAAGAGGTTGGGGTTCGTCCCCAACCCCTTTTATTTTTATTAATTTTATTATATATTATATTATGGCAAAAAAACAAGAAACAAAAATAGAAACGGTAGAAACACCGAAGGTTGTAGAACAACCAAAAGTTAAAACACCGGTTATGGAAATTCCAAAACCAAAAAAAGATAATTGGGAAATAAAAGATAGAGCGTATTATTTAAAAGGACGCGCGAGACCAGTATCTAAAAGTATTAGATCTTCAAATATATTTTGGTTCGATGAAGAAGAAGGATACCAAAGAGAATTGAAATATTGTAAAAACCAACAAACTTGTTTTGTTGATGAGATGAAAGGTGATCAAAGATTGTCTCATATTATTTTTCGTAATGGAGCTTTATTTGTATCAAAAGAAGAAACAGTTTTACAAAAATTATTATCTTTATATCATCCTCACAAAGATAGTATATTCTTCGAACATAAGCCATCTAAAATAGCTGAAGAACATATCGATGTATTAGAAAGAGAGGCGGATGCAATAGTAGCCGCTAGAGATATTGATATTGACATGGCAGAAGCTATCATGCGTACAGAGATTGGTTCTAAGGTGTCTAATTTGAGTTCTAGCGAACTTAAACGTGATTTATTAATATTTGCTAGAAAAAACCCTGAATTATTCTTACAATTAATAGGAGATGATAATGTTCAACTTAGAAATTTTGGGATTAAGGCAGTGGAAACGGGAGTAATAAAAATATCTCGAGATCAAAGAAATTTCTTATGGAGTTCTAATGATAGGAAGTTAATGACAATTCCTTATGATGAACATCCGTACTCAGCTTTAGCCGCTTGGTTTAAAACTGATGAAGGTATGGAAATATATGCAAATATAGAAAAAAGATTAAATAATTAATCAAACTGTAGAGCGGTCGCCCTACGGGGCGATTGTTTTACTATATAAAATTAAAAAAAAATGGATAAAATAAAACCAAAAGGATTAGGAGATTCGTTAGAAAACTTTTTTCAAAAAACAGGTATTAAAGCCGCAGTAAACGCAGGAGCAAAATTAGTAGGGGCCAAGAGTTGTGGTTGCAATAAAAGAAAAGAAGCGTTAAATAGAGCGGTTCCATATAACAGTAAAAGTTTAAAAAATTATTAGAAAAAAATAACTATGGTAAGAGTAGATACGGTATATCAAAGAGTTTTAGCTATAGCTAACAAAGAACAAAGAGGATATATAACTCCTCTAGAATTTAATCTATATGCTAACCAAGCTCAAATGGATATATTCGAACAATATTTTTACGATTTAAATCAATTTTCCAGAATTCCTGGAAACGATACAGAATATTCTGATATGGTGAATATATTAGAAGAAAAAATAAATATATTTGAAAGTTCTGTCAATATTACCTCTACTCTTAGTGGAGGTACTGCTAACGTAGGTGGTATATCAAATCTTTATAGATTAGGAAGCGTTCAATTTAATGGAGTAGAGATAGAGAAATTAGAACATAAGGACTTTAAGATTATAAAAAGATCACCACTAACAAAACCAACATTAGAAAGACCTGTCTATTATAAACAAGGTAACATATTGACTATTGAGCCCCTTAGCGTTGATAGTGTTACCGTTTTCTATATAAGAAGACCTGTAAAAGTAGAATGGGGATACGTTGTTACTTTAGAAAAAGCATTATACAACTCCAATAGATCTACAAATTTTGAATTACATGATTCAGAAGAAACTGATTTAATTATAAAGATACTAGCGTTAGCAGGTATAACAATGGATGACCAAGCATTGTACCAAATAGCATCACAAGAAGATATGAAAAATACTCAATCAGAAAAACAATAAATAAATGGGATTACTAAGTGAAACGCAACAAAGATATTACGGTGGAAGTGATTTTGGTAGTTATCAATTTACTTCTTTAAACGATATTATTAATCAATTTATGATAGCTTACGTAGG